CAGATAGGCGAAGTTGGCGATTACGAAGCACAAAATTTCAAACTTAAATAAATGTATAACCGAAGCACAACAGTTCATTTTAGCACTACACCGCCAATTTTGGTTAGGTGCTGTTATGTGCCGTTTTTCTTCATAAATCAATAATAAAATGGGAGCATCAAGAGAAACTTGCGATTTATTTTGGATACTGCAATTAGCAAAAAAGTATCCCGACAACAAACAGTATTATTACAACCGTTTTTGGTATGTGATAAAACATCAACCTAAACTTATGTTTGAAGATACTTTTTTGCAGATATGGTGCAAAATTGTAGGGCATAAGAGATACATACCAGATAACGATAATCCAAAAGAAATTGCTTGTAAACGGTGTCATAAGTGGGTGTCTTAAAATGGCACCTAACTACGCTGTATGCGCAATCTTTCGCCTATTTGCCAGAAAAGCGAAACCACGAATATGACCAGAACAACCCCTGAGTTAATTACCTACCTTCCGGAAAAACATATTTTCGTTTTCGGATCTAACTTATCAGGCAGGCACGGCAAAGGTGCTGCTAAAACCGCACTTACTTGGGGTGCAAAATGGGGGCAAGGTGTAGGATTGCAGGGCAGGACTTATGGCATACCAACAAAAGATGCAGCCATAAGACGGACCCTTTCTATTGCAGAAATAAAGCGGTTTGTGGATGAATTTATTCAGTTTGCAAAAGCAAATCCAGAACTGACTTTTTTGGTTACTGAAATAGGTTGCGGATTGGCAGGATTAAAACCGAAGGAAGTAGCTCCTTTATTTAAAGAGGCGGTTGCTGTATCAAATATTTACCTACCTGCCCGCTTTTGGCACCCCTACGACCTCACCCCAACCGACTGAATGTACTGAGCATCTCCGCAGCTGAAGCACATATCCTCGCCGCTTAGATTGGCAGATTTGGCCCAAGTCCTCAGAGCCTTTTCCTTCATAGATTTAAAGGTTACCATTGTGCGCTCGGTCTGCTCCGGATTAAAGGTTGCATGAAAGTTCTGGTTGAAGCCAGCCAACTTATTCAGCAGGATTTGCTCGCCCAGTGAATAGGCCATGAACATTTTGAGGTGTTCCCGATTGGCACAGATAAATGATTCAGTGCTGCATACCAGTTCCAAGTTAAACATCACCCCTGACTGATTAAAGTCGGTTCTAATCTTATCAGGCAATGCCACATCAAGCGGCATGGTAACCGGGTAAATGGTCCAATCCTCAAAGTTTGAATAATGATTCGGCCCTCGGTTAGCACAGGCGCAATCTGAGACTCCCCAACTGGAAAGGTCCGATAACCACGGATTCTTGATAGTCGCTACATCGGTGGTGTCGATTGCCAGAAAGACATTCAGCCCATCGAATTGCAGGTTTAATACCTGATTGATTGGCACCTCGGAAAAACCCGCAGGCACCGTGATGGTGGTCTCATACAATACAGACCAATCAAAGGTGCTGAATACTTTCAGCGGCACATATTGAGCCTCTGCACCGGAGTTGTAAATCCAGACCGAGTTAATCCGCAATTGCAGATACTTAGACCCGAAGGCAGCAATCCAAATGCCTTTCCACTTCGCTTCCGGTCCGGTAGGCTGAATGACCTGCTGAGTAAACACCGTCGGCCTTTTGGTAAAGTATAATACCTGGTCCATCTGAGCCTCGGCAATCTCGTAGAGTGCTTGCCTGACATCGGTCTTGATTTGCTCCAAAACTATGCGCTGCACAGATTCATACATCTGCACATAACTGGCTTGGTCTTGTGTTGCAATCGAATTTAGGAACTCATTCGATATTCCCGGAAGGTCGTTAATGTAAAGCCCGGATGCAGGTGCATCGTTGCTGCATCCTTTCAGGCCGATATAGTTGGTCAGGCAATTGCTCATACTCTTTTGAACTTTTTAGCTTTTGATTTCACTGATTTTTTTCCGACGCAGCCCCATGCCTGCCGTGAAAGGTCGTTCTTGCATGGTGGTTTTGCGCACTTTTCTATTCCGGATGACCTTGCGCAATACCTATCACCTTTCGGAGTACCCGGAGCAATGGAATAACCCTTTGCACCGAACTTAATGGTCTTGCCGCCGATTTTGGTCTTAAACTTTTTTTCCGCCATCTCTTTTCTGCTGCATGGTGTATTGTTCCTTTGAGGCAGGCCACATCTTATGCCTGCATCGGTAACCGCCTGCATAATTGAATATGGTCTGCTTCGTTGTGTTTGGCATTTTGCCAGACCAAGTTTGGTTCGCCCATGATTCAATCTCAGATTTCTTATAGATCCGGCCAACTCTGGTCTTGCAAAAAGGCCGGCTTGTTTTTATTGCAGTGCCTGAATAAAGGAAGTAACTAATATTCAGGTCGCTGCTGACCGCATCCAGATAGCTGCGCTGGAAAATCATCATGCTATCGGAAGCCAGCCGCCCGATTTCGCCTTGCAGAATCGGATTGGCAGTTTTAGTGCCTTCAATTAGGTTCTGCAAAAGCGCCTCAAATTGGACCTTGTTGCTTTTGCTGCTTAAGCTCGTTAATAGGCTGCTGACTATCGGCTCTGCCAGTGCTGCCTCAACCCCGGCACCGAGTAGCGCATCTTTGGTCTGCTCAATGCTGACCTTTACCAGATTATCATAAAGTTCAGCCTTTGGAGTGTACTTATCCACCACCAAAGAAAAGTATTGATCTGTCAGGTCTCTGAGTTGCTTGTAGCCGCTTGTAAAGTCTTTTATTGCCTCATTGTAGGCCTCGTTTTCGCCAATCGTGGCCATGATTTTCTTTTTCAGGCGAATGATTTCCAAAAGCTGCTTTGCCCGGGTATCGGCAGAGCCGCCAAACCGGACAGGTGCAGTAATCTCCAGCACTTGCCTATAAAGGTCTTTGAAAATCGTCGGATATTTCGCCGCAAAGTCGGCTTCCAGTTGCATTTCCAAAGCCTCGATTTTCTTTATGATTTCCTCTCGGCTCATGCCTCAAAAGTAACCCGGCTAATTTGCCGCTGCGATATTTTCTCCAGTTCTTCCAGTGCCAACTTTTCCAAGTCCTGCCTTTTTTCGGTGTAGGTCTTAGACCACCAACTATCATCCTCGGCAGTCAGCACATTGGTAAAGTAGTCAATCTTGACCGCCAGCATTGCATCCACATCGGACACCATGCCGGATTCTTTCAGCAGGGCAATCTCATCAGGCTTGTAGTTTGGCAATGGATTCAGCCGTTGCCGGATTTCGTTTTTCTTTACCGCCATTGAACCTTCACCGTACTGCTTTATTAGCAGGTCTCTTTCAAGGCCGTTGCTGATTTCCGGGCCGAAGGATTTATCCCGGGCCATTGCCAGTGCATCAGCAATTTCGGCGGCGGTGTAAATATCAAAGTCGGTCGGTATGGTTAGCTTTGGCAGGTTCTGGTTCATCCTGTCCTCAGTTACTAGATTTGGAAGGACCGCATACTTTTGCAGGTAGAGGTTTTTTGCAACCCACTGGTAAATGGTAACATAGTGAACCGCAACTTGATAAAGGAAGGTATGCACCTCTTTTTTGTCCTGAATCTTCGCTTCTCCAGATACGGCAAGCGGGGATTCAAAAAGGTATTCAAGGCCCAAGGCTCGCATACCGTTGTAAAGTCGGGTCTGAATCTCGATGCCAAATTCTTTTATTGTCGCCAAATCTCGCTCAATTATCCCGGCAGGCGGTGTAGGTATTGCCGTCAGCTGATTTTCGTTTGTCAGCGCATTTGTTTTCGGGATTGAAATTACTATCTTCTGGAAAGGTGATTCCACTACATCATTGCCAGAGCCATTGCAGGTCTTGCAGGTAGTCTCCGCACCTTTGCCCCTACCTGACCCTTTGCAGGTCTTGCAGGCAGTGGACTTGTATTCCCATTCTTTCGGATAGGCTTGCTTAATCCACAATATGTTGTTGTCATCGGCCCTTCTCAGTGCCTGATTCCACTCCGGAATGGCAGCCTGAACAATGGACTCGTAGATTACAGTGTAATCCTCAACCTCGTAAACAACTGAGCCAACCGTGTGAATCGGATAAGAGGAAAATATCGGGTAAACCTCGATGCTGATTTTATCGGTCTGCCCCTGCTCGTAAGTTACATAGTAGAAAGTAGTTTCATCAGCCGCCCCGAAGTATTTGATTCGCTTCTTTTTGTCTTCTTCAATCTTCCAGACTGCATACGATTCACCCAACTCGACAATATCCTCGGATTCAATTAACTGCGGAAATGGCTTATCCAGATTGAACCCTTCTCGAATGTCATCCACTTTCGGAGCCACCCAGATAAGGGCATTCGGGTCTGATAAGTAATAACGCTGAAAGGTCTGAAAGAGCCAGTCTTCCAGACTGCCGTAAACCGGAAGCTTCTTTTCGCAATAATCCCGGAAGCTATTATCCGCAGCAATTCCGGTTTGAATCTCATTCTCAAGCCAGTTAATCCGGAAGTCATCTGCCTGCCTGATTTTGGTCAGCAGGTTTTCGACCCTCTTGATTGGAACTCGGGAGGGGCATTCCCATACCCTCTCCCGTTCCAATTTCATCCACTCTTCTTCATTTGGCCGTGTCGATTCAAGTAGCCGCCTCGGATAGTCATCATCGAAGTGATTTTCCAGTGCCTCGTAAATTTCCCGCACTTCCTCATGATAATCAGTTTGGAAGTTGATTTTTTTCGGGTTACTAAGTATGGCAATTAAGTCTTCCTGAGTCAGCATCGGCGAAAAGATTAAAGAGTTTTGGTTACTGTAACTTCAAAGTAGCCAACAGTGCAATCGCTGCAATCGTTGGTAATCTTGAACTTAATGTTGAAAGACCCGGCTGGAGTCTCACTGTCATCAGTTGTAATGGTTACCAATCCAGTTGCAGCATCCAAGACAACCGATTCAACATAAGTCAGATAGTCGGCATCGATGGACTCAATCGAGTAAATCACATCGCAATCGTTATCAACTGACTTGTTGAGTGTACCAACCATTGTAAAGGTAGCAGTATCATCCGGCCCGATTGAGATTGAGTAAGGACTTGGCAGGTTGTTCACTTCAT